TGTCAAGTATTAAATAATCCTAAAGATTTTGAATTATTAATTAATAAATGTAAAGAAAGTGGTTTAAAAGAATTTACCTATACTTTATTAAAAGAATTTTAAATGATAAAGAAATTATTAGCATCCTTAGACAATACAAACTACGGCTATAGCGCACGTAAACTGACGGCCTTTATATTGGTTTCACTTGTTGTTTTAGCTCATTTAAAATGGCTTAATTTGGGGGATTTAACGCAATTGGGTGAGGTGTTAATTATTGACTATACTTTTATTAGTGCTTTGTTTGGAATGACAACCTATCAAAAAATTAAATCAAATGACACTAAATAAATATTTATCCATTGGTATATTCGCCGTCTTAGTGTTTATACTACTATTCCAAACGCGTGGCAAAGATGAGGTTATTAAGACACAAAGATTAACCGACACATTGATAGTTACTAAGTTGGTTAATATCAGTAAGGATAGTTTGGTTATTGATAGCCTTATTAAAGTAAAGCAAAAGGTTAAGGTAGTGTTTAAACAAAAGACAGATAGCATTTATATCGCGGCCCCTGACACTTGCAAAACGTACATTAATATGATAGTGAATAATTGCAATGATTATTTATCATTGAATGATAGCATCATTGAGCATCAAATGAATGTAATTAACGAACAACGTGATTTATATCGCATACAACGTGATTTAATTAATAAACAAAATGATATGTTGTATTCAGATAGCCTTCATATTGAGAAACTAAACAAAAAAATTAAAAGAAAAAATATAACTATCAGCATAATTTCCGCGGTGGGCCTTGGTGCTTTACTTGTAAAATAGTATCTTTACATCGCAATCTTCCATTTTTTTACTTATTATCTAATTAGGGCGACTTTAAAAATCGCCCTTTTTTTATGCGTTTTAAAATTAAACGTGTTGATTTTCAATGAGTTATAAAATAATTGAATATATTTTTTGTATATATAAAAAGTATATGTATATTTGTACTCAGATAACAACAACTAAAAAAATAGAAATCATGAAAAACTTATTAGAATTATCAATAGCAAAAAAATTAAAATTAGAATCTATGCCAACTGTAAAATTAACAGCTTGTAAAAATGATGAAATGGTTGTAATTTCTGAAAATGGTAAATTAATTCCTTCAAATGAATTACAAAAATTTTCAAATGGGTATGCTTATGTAAGTGGATTATTTGCATCTGAAATGGTTGGTGTTATGTCTGCTTGTCGTCAAAACAATATTAAAGCTTAATTAACATGGCAGATAGTAAAAATTACGCTTACAAAGCATCGGGAATAATTAAAATAGTATTTACAAAGAAAGGAAAATTTGTAACAACTATAATGAAGGAAGACCGATTAAAAGATTACCCTAAAACTAAATATGACATCGTTGAAATAATATGAAAAAAGCAAAACTAATCCATCTAACACCTGAAGCCATTGCATACTGGACAGAAATCGCAAAAGCAAACGGCAGCACATTCAAAACATTTATTCAAATAATTTTAGAAGAAAAACCAAAACTTAAAAAATAATGGAATACGTTTTGAACCTATTAGAAAAAGAAAAAGACATTTTAATCAAATGTTTAAACGAATGGGAAAGCAAAGAATACCCATTGGCCAAACAAGATAGAGATGATAAATTAAACCAAATAAACGCAGTTATTAACCTTATAAAAAAATAGAAATCATGAACGAATTAAATGACGAATTAAGCCCACTAGCAAAAAGAATATTAACCGACTTAACATTTATCCTATGTGTACTAGTAATTTTCCTTTAAACTTTAACAATGAGGCCATTAAGCGCCATTGGTTAAACAAGAATGTTGAGAATCAAATACGTTCAACTTTCAACGAAGAACTTTTAAAACGTGTCATCCAAGCTAAATTATATGAAGCAGACAAAAGTAATAGAGCCAAATAAATTTTATCATTTGTATCGTAGCCTATCAAATGAAAGTAGATTGAAATTTTCAGAAAAGATAAAACGTCAAGATAAATATATTAGCCGGTATAATATAAAATCAGAGGATTTTGAGTACCTTAACGAGCTGTTAAAATTAGAAAATCCCAATACAATAGGCGAATCAGTAGAGTTTGATTATTGGCAAGTCCAAAAGTATTTTCAAGGATTAACGCAATTAATCAACACTCCTGAGGACTTTCAAATTTTAATGCAAAAGAAAAAGGATGCGATAATTCAAGAACATAGAAACATTCATAAACAATTATTAAATTATAAAACAAATGACAATTGATATAACCTTATTTAGTAATCAGCCATCTGATGAATTCGATATGGCCAAGTTTTATATTGAAAAAGAAACTGCAATTATATCATTTAAATCTTATGGAGAAGAGGATGATATTACAATTGTAAATGTAGATGTTGAAGATTTAAAGAAATTAGCTAAAATAATAAACGATATAAACCTATAAAAAAAAACAAAAATGGAAACTAAAAACAATTCAGGCGCAATTTTTAAGAACAACAAAACTAAAGAAACTCAGCCAGATTACAGAGGCAAAGTAAATGTAAACGGAAAAGATATGGAAATATCTCTTTGGGTTAAGGAATCGAAAACAGGCACTAAGTATTTTAGCGCATCGTTCCAAGAGCCATACGTTAAGGCGGTAACTGCTACAGAGGTGGCAAATCAAAACAATACTCAGGACTTAATTGACAACGATTTACCATTTTAATGATGAACGATTTAGTATTACAATGGGCCGACGAAAGGGGACTTTTGAAAGCTGAAAATGCGCCAAGGCAAATGCTTAAATTAATTGAAGAAGTTGGAGAATTAGCCGGAGCAATGGCAAAGAATAAGCAAGGCGATATAGTTGATGCAATAGGTGACTGTACGATAGTTCTAATAATATTATCAAAACAATTAGGCTATGATTACGAACAGTGCCTTGTTGATGCTTATAATGTTATAAAGGAAAGAAAAGGTAAATTAATTAACGGTGTATTTGTCAAAGATTAAAAAATAATTATTACATTTGCAATGTCGGGTGAGAGCGACAAATTCAAAAACATTAAACATTAAACCTATTGGTTACAACCTCTCACTTGTAGCCAGTAGGTTTTTTATTTATAGACTATGGAAATTAACACGGATTATTTAAGGGGATTAGTAGATACAACACTTGAGTTCTACGAGTTAACAAATGGGCGCATCCCGAAAGACAAAGACTTGCAAATCAGTTATGAGATTTTTACTGGATCTCACTACGTTGTAGGCTGTAAAGTTACATTTACTTACAAAAAAACCGTTTCAAGTAAATGGGACACTGACAGTGAGCTACAAGATAACTGGATTAAGATCTACGAGAAAGATACTATCAGCGGAGTAGTGAGCGACATCACTGACATTTTAAGCGACATTCATTTAACAGCATTAAATTATTTATAACTATGGAAAATTTAATTAAAATACAAAACGAGTTAAAAGTCCCAAAGGGTAACTTAAACAAATTCGGTAACTACAAGTATCGTTCAGCAGAAGATATATTAGAGGCTGTTAAACCTATTCTTTTAAAGTATAACGAACTTTTAACGTTAAGTGATGAAATATTACCTATTGGTAATAAAGTATTCTTAAAAGCTACTGCTAAGGTAAATGAAGTTAGTTGCTATGGTTATGCTGAACTTGCTGAACACAAAGGCATGAGTGCTGAACAGGCCACAGGAACGGCAAGCAGTTACGCTCGAAAGTATGCGCTCAACGGGTTATTTTTAATTGATGAAACGGAATCCGATGCTGATAGTCAAAAACCATTATCACTATCCGAACAATTAGAAATAGCAAAGGCTAAAATTATAACAGCGAATAGTGCTGAAGATTTGGTTAACAAATGGAACACACTTACAAATATCGAGAAATCATTTGAGCCAGTTGTTTTATTAGCTAAAGAATTAAAATCTAAATTTAAATAATCATGAACTTTTTAACTCAATGTGTAAATAACTTAAATATACAAGGCACTTATTACACACCTGATAAAATAATTATCAAACTATTATTTATTAATCCACCTTTTAAAACTAATTAACATGAACATTTATCAAATCCAAAACGAATATCTATTACTAGTAAATCAAATAATCGAAAACGGTGGCGAAGTAACTCCGCAACAAGAACTCAACTTGCAAATAACAAGGGAACAACTTCAAGACAAAGGAACTAATTACGCCTTTGTTATAAAGAAACTAGACGCTGAGTGCGATATTATTGACGCTGAGATAAAGAGGCTAACTGAATTAAAGAAAGTTCGCCAAAACGCTTGCGAACGACTTAAATCAAATATCAGTCATGCGATGCAAATCTTTGAAGTTGATAAGATAGAAAGCCCATTGATTAAGCTATCATTCAGGAAATCTCAATCAGTTAACGTGGCCAATGTTAATAGTTTGCCTTCCGAGTACAAAACAATTAAAGTAACTGAACAAGCTGACAAGATGAAGATTAAACAAGCTTTGTTGAATGGTGAAATTATTGAAGGGTGCGAAATTATAAACAGTCAAAATTTACAAATAAAATGAGTAAGGTAATTATAGGCGAATGCAGTTATATTTATAAGAAAACTAAAAATAAATATAGTTTGATTTATGACCCTGACGACAAAGAATGGTCGGAACATGTAAGGGGTAAGATAGCCTTTGCAATTGCCGATACTGGCAATGGGTTGCTAATCAGTCAAGAAAAACCAAATGAATTAAATTATTCAGAGGTTGCAGAATTAAAGTATTTATTAAGTAAAATAAAAATATAATGCTAACTATTACCAACGAATGCAATATGCAACTCATGGCACGTTATCCTGATAACTATTTTGATTTAGCTATTGTTGACCCAAACTATTCAGAAACTTTTACTACCGATGTGTGCAAAAGCAATAAAGGTAAAAAAGGAAACTATAAAGTATCTAACTTAAATAAAAAAACACCAGACGAATATTTTTATGAATTATTTAGAGTAAGCAAACATCAAATTATTTGGGGTGCGAATTGGTATGGTAAATATTTTGGTGTGGGTGGTATTGTTTGGGATAAAAAAAATACGGGAAACTATTCACCTTGTGAATATGCTTTTAAATCTTTAAACAATCATATAGATATTTTTTCTTTTAGATGGAATGGAATGCTTCAAGGTGATATGAAAAATAAAGAAACTCGTATTCACCCAACACAAAAACCAGTTGCACTTTATAAATGGATTTTAGATAAATACGCAAAGCAAGGAGATAAAATACTAGACACGCATTTAGGAAGTGGTAGTATTGCAATAGCGTGCCACGATTATGGATTTGATTTAACAGCTTGTGAATTAGACAAAGAATACTACGACAAAGCAATGGAACGAATTAAAAATCATACTAACCAACAAAAACTATTTTAACATGGAAAACAAACATTATAACAATGAACAAGGAAGCCTTTATTTATTCGCTCAACATCATGAGTTGAACGCTTGGGAATTTGACATCATTAAACGCGTAGTAAGATGCAGAAAGAAAGGACAGTGGCTTAGTGACATCAATAAGACTATTAAAGTCCTTGAGTTATATCGAGATGAAATGAAACATTTAAATGATGTGATATGAAACGCTGTTTCACTTGCAAACGATTAAAGCCATTGATTTGGTTTAAAATTAATCACAGAAAGTATCAGTTAAAATCAGACAAAGGTAGGGCCGTTAATTGTAGGCTCTGCAATGTTAAACGGTTACTTAAACAAAATGGCGAAGTAATTAAGTATAATTATGTAACTAATAAATATGACGCTGTTACAATCAAAACTAATTTAATAAACATAATAAAATACTATTTTATATGAATATAGAAAAAACACACCGAGCCCTATTAATGTATGTTGGCATAGCCAAAACATTAAACGATGAAACTTGCCGATTCTTAAACGAATTTAAACAAGATAATAAACGTAGATTTAATAACTATGTTGGCGATCTAACTAGCTTTCAAAACACTGTTAGAAAAAATATGAACATGGAAGGAGTAGACGCGGCTGAGCAACTCCAGGACTATCAACATAGAATCATTCAGGAACTAATCGAAAAGGAAAAGTATAAGGATATTGAAACGTTTTTGGCATTCAGTAAAATGCTTTCTTTGGTATACAATAGCTATTTAAAAATGTATAGACATGCTGCTAAGGATAATTTTACAGCATTAAACAATTCAGCTAATATATTCAGAAATACGTTAGCCTTCAATAATGCCGAACAAAAGAAAGTTGATGACTATATTTATGGTTTTGTTGTGAGTTTGATTGAGAATAATGAGTGGAGTAGGGAAACTGTGTAAAGTAGTGTAAAGCTAACTTTACACGTAACTAGTTGATAATCAACACTAATGTGTAAAATTTTACACTTTTGACATTTTGATAATTTTAAAAAATAATTTTAATTTTTTATATAATTTTTAGCATAGTGTAAAAAGTGTAAAAAAATAGGTTAAAGTATTGAAAATCAATACATTACGTGTAAAGTAAAGTGTAAAGTAAGTGTAAAAAAGTGTAAAGTAAATATGTATAAAAAAGAAATTAACAATACATTTTAAAGGTTCTTTCTTTATTATATTTGTATCTGTTGTGTGGTAGCAATAATAAAAAATTAAACTGAAGACCTCTGTTCTGCGAGCCTACCACCTCAAAGTTCAGAGGTTTTTGCATTAAAAAAATGATAACATTAGAACGAGCAAGACAGTTATTAGATTATGATTTATCTTTAATAACTATTGGAGACAAAAAAGTCCCCAACTTCTCTTGGAAAAATCAACAAACAACTGCATTAAGTAAAAATGAGTTTGAGAAAAATTATCTTTATAAAGGTGGTTTGTTTAAAAAAAATGGGGATGAAATTCCGGCTACTTGCGGTGTAGGTATAGCAACTGGATTTAAAGGATTAGAATGTATTGATGTTGATTTAAAAGTCTTAAAGTCTCTTAAAGACCAGCAAGATTTTTGGCATGAGTATGTAAGTTTTTTAAAAGACAATATTGATGACTTTGAAAATAAGTTTGTTATTTATAAAACAATTAACAATGGCTATCATATACTTTATAGATGTCAAATAATAGAAGGTAATAAAAAACTAGCTAAATTAAAAGATAATGATCAGGCTATTATTGAAACTAGGGGGATAGGCGGTTATATCTTTGTTTATGAAAATCAAATTAGTAAATATTCATATACTGAAATAAAAGAAATATCTGAACTAGATAGACAAGTTCTTTTGGATATATCTAAGATTTATGACTATAAAGAAACTAAAGAGGATATAATTGTAAATAAAGATTATGAAGAAAGTAAAATAACACCTTGGAAGGATTACAACGAAAAGACTTCTATTTTTGATATTGTTGGCAGTGATTTTGAAATAATTAGAACGTTATCAGATAAGTATATAATTAAAAGACATGGCGCAACATCGGCGCATTCAGGTTATATTTATAAGAATAGTGGATGCATGTATTTGTTTAGTTCAGGCACAATATACGACCATGAAAAGTTAATTACTCCATTTATAGCATACGCAACTAAATATCATAACTTTGATTATAAGGCGGCGGCGAAAGATTTATACAATAAAGGTTTTGGTTCCAGAATAGTAAAAGAGCCTAAACAAGTAAGGGAGAAAGTAAATATTGATTTAAACCATTTAGTTTTTCCGATTGATATATTCCCAACAAACATTCAAAACTATTTATTAGAATGCCATAAAACGTTAAATAGTAGTATTGATTACATGGGTTGTTCTTTTTTATGGATGTCATCTGTTATTATTGGTAATTCAATTCAATTAAAAGTAAAAAACGGATGGAATGAAACTACTACAATATGGATCGCATTAGTTGGACGCGCTGGCCTTGGAAAAACTCCTTCAATATCAAATGTAATATTTCCATTGATGAAGGCTAATAATAATGAAGTAAAGAAATATATTAAGCAAAATGATAAGTATCAATATTATCATTCACTTTCGCCCGATGAAAAAAAGTTAACAGAGGAAATTAAAAAACCTATAAAAAATCAGTTTATTGTTAATGATATTACATTGGAAGCCCTTGTTGATTTGCATGAAGAAAGTGATAACGCTGTGGGTGTTTTTAAAGATGAATTAGCTGGGTGGTTTAAAGATATGAATAAATATCGTGCTGGTTCAGATTTAGAATTTTGGCTTTCTTCATGGAGTGGTAAATCAGTTAGTTTGAATAGAAAAACTTCAAAGAGTGCATTTGTAGAAAAGCCATTAATACCAGTATTAGGTGGTATTCAACCAAGTATTTTTTCTATATTCTATACAGAAGAAAACAAAGACAACGGATTTATTGATAGGATGCTTTTGTCTTATCCTGAATTAGAAATCGAAAACTATAACGAAAATGAAATTAACCCCGATGTATTGGAGTGGTATTCGTCATGTATAATTAACTTTTACGAATCAGTTAAAACTCAATTAGTAAAGAGAAATAATGAGGATGACATTGAGCCTCAAACGTGCGTTTTATCAGATGAAGCAAAAATTGAATGGATGCGAATATTTAATGAAATAACAAATGTTCAAAATTCAGACGATGAAAACGAATACATGAAATCAATGTTACCTAAACAAAAAAGTTATATTCCAAGGTTTGCACTTATACTTAACACTATTGATTGCTTTTTTAATGACAAACAAAACTTATTTGAAATATCAAAAGAATCAATGTTGAAAGCTGAAAAGTTATCCAAGTATTTTATAGCTATGGCTAAAAAAATAAAGATAGATAATGTTGAGAAAGCCGATGTTAAAACTGTTTTAATTGAAAATAAAAATAAAACTATTAAAGAAAAATTTGAATTGATTTACAAACAGAATCCAAACTTTAGTAAAAAAGAAGTATCCGAGATGTTAGGTGTTTCAAGACAAACAATTTATAATTTAATTAAAGAAATCGAAAAATGAAAATACTAAGAATATACACCGTCGACGGCATTCAGCTAGTTGACTATGAAATCAACGGACATTTTAATACGATGCCGTATGTTTATTTTAAATCTAAATACGAAGTTAAATGATGGAAAAAAATAATAAACATAAATTTCCTTACAAATGGACTTTGAAGGATGCAGTATTTACAAAAGACAAAGGTAAAGTATTTAGTTGTTTTGCTTGTGGTGGTGGTTCAACTATGGGTTATAAATTAGCAGGTTTTGATGTATTAGGATGCAATGAGATTGACCCTAAAATGATTGAAGCGTATAAGGTTAACCACAATCCAAAGTATGCTTATTTAGAGCCTATACAAACTTTTAAACTTCGTAAAGATTTACCAAAAGAATTATATGAGTTAGATATTTTAGATGGTTCTCCACCTTGTTCATCTTTT